CTAGTACCTCTCAGCTGCGAATTCGTTCTGTGCGTTCTGTGCGTTCTGTGCGTTCTGTGCGTTCTGTGCGTTCTGTGCGTTCTGTGCGTTCTGTGCGTTCTGTGCGTCGTTCGTGTCGTTCGTGTCGTTCGTGTCGTTCAGTCTATTCAATTTTCATCTGGATAGGAGCAACGCGCCTCGCGACTGCCGATGCCGGCGATTGGAAGGCCCATTTACAGACCAAACAATAGGTCATTTATTGGGTCATGTCAACCGGGCTCCGGTATTAGACCACGCTCTCCAAGTACGCAATCTCAGCACGCACCTTCGTAAAAATACTGTATGTTTACACAGTGCCTTGAGAGACCAAACGTGAAGCTCCCTGAATTCCAACCCCCTACACTCGCCGATCTGCGCAACTGGTGGCGAGATCATCGCGGCGAAGGCGATGTTGAGCGGTTGATTCTGGAAGTGCAATATCTGCGGCTTGCGCTGCTGCGTCTGCGCGGCGAAGCGGACGCCGCCGTACGGCTGGCGAGAGAGGTAGACCGCAGCCTCATTGCCCGCGAATCACCGATCATGGAACTTCGAATACGACTTGCCCAGGAAGTGCTGCGCATCGGCGAAATCGACGACACGCCCAGGCACGACGCCGTGCCAAAAAACGTCCGGGAATACGCTCGCAACCCGGACGCGGTCAAGTTTGAGGCCGATGCACGGCGTCGGCGCGGACAGCGAGAATAGAGCGCCCTAGAAAAGCCCCGCCGGCTGAGCCGCATCATCCCAACTGAAAATAATCACTTCCTTACGGGCCGCTTCTCTCCCGCCACCGCCCACGGTGTACTTGATGTCCACTGTTTCAATGTGGAAGCCGTCAAAGGCCTGCCGGATCGCCGGGTGATCGTTCAGGCTGACGATCGCTTTGCCTTTCAAACCACGCAACCTGGCCGCCATCGCTACGTACTCTTCGTAGGGAAACGGGACGCCGTAGCCTTCCGTCTCCCAGTACGGCGGATCCAGATAAAACAGCGTATGCGGGCGATCGTATCGGTCGATGCACGTCTTCCAGTCCAGATGCTCGACAAACGTGTTGGAGAGGCGGAGATGGGCCGCAGACAGGGTCTCCTCGAGGCGAAGAAGATTCAGGCCGGGCGACGACGTGGTTGCTGTCCCGAACGATTGCCCTTCCACCTTCGCACCGAAACAGTTGTGCTGGAGGTAGTAGAAACGAGCTGCACGCTGGATATCGGTGAGGGTTTCCGGCACCGTTTCCTGCAGCCATTTGAACACCTGTCGACTCGTCAGCGCCCATTTGAACTGGCGCACGAACTCCTCGAAGTGGTGCTGCACAACGCGATACAGATTGATCAAGTCCCCGTTGATGTCGTTGATCACTTCGACCGCTGCCGGCGGCCGGAGAAAGTACAGCGCCGCTCCGCCCGCGAACACTTCAACATAGCAGTCATGCTTCGGAAAGCGCGGAATCAGATGGTCCGCAAGCCGGCGCTTGCCGCCGATCCAGGGAACGATGGGAGTTGCCATAGTTGGAATTGCCTTTTCTTTTTCGGTTAGAATTCGGCCCGCCTACCGGTAGGTGTCAGGGCCTTGGCTAATTCACTGGCTGTCACAGTGGAAAGGCGACCGGGAGCATGCGTCAACATGCCTCCGGCCGCCCTGTCTTTTCCGCCGTAGTACGCGAAAAGTTACTTTTTCAGACTCTTGGTCCTAGGTGCAAACCATGCTGGGCGACGGGGAGGCGACTGGTTACTATCACCTTTCGTTCGGACTGATCCCCAGACGTTAGGCCCATCCGTGCCCGGATGGGCCGCCTTCTACTGCACGACAGCGTGAGATACACAGGCCGCAAGCAGGCCGGTCAATTGCGCCTCCCACTTCTGCCGCTGCAAGTGATCCCGCCAGATGCGGTCGACCGCCGAACCGTTCGGCGCGGCCAGCAAATCCGCATCCGACAGAAACGCTGGCCCCGGCGGGACGGAATCAATACACGACACCGGCACCTGCACTTTCGCCACGACGGTCTCTGCGTGGACAACCGGTGAGACCGGTGCCGGCGGCGCCGAGCCGCAACCCGGAATAACTAGCAGCGCGCTACAGAGCGCCGCGCAAACGATCGAATGCCGCATCGCATGTCTCCGACTGGTTGGATGGATCCTGAATCCGTTGGGAAAGTGCGTCGATCTGACGCTGGTATGACTGCGCCTGCGTCGCCGCCTTCGCCTGCACGGCTGCGGCCGCCGCTCGAACGGCGAATGCTTCGGATGCTGCTTGCGTGACTGAAGCCGAGCAGGCTTGCACGCCTGATGCAGCGGCGGCCAGATCCGCCTGCGACGTCGCGAGCTGCGAGCGAAGCGTGCCGATCGACTGATCGTCCGCCTGCGCCTTCTGCTGTGCCAATGCGTAATCGTCGCGGACACTGCGCAGCTCGAAAAACTCCACCGTGCATGCGATCGCCAGCACCACAGCGATCAGGCCGACAACGACGAGCGCGATACGCCCAACAATGTCCGTCATGGCTTCTCTCCCTGGATGCGGCGAAGGCCAGCGTCGAGCGCCTGATCCAGCACGCGCTTTCCGCCCCAGCTCGCCAGTGTGATCACGAGTGCGGTGAGCGGCGCTGGCCACCCTCGCCACTCGCAAAAAAAGAAAGCGGACAGACCGGCAACGATCGACGCGGTGATTACACTGCCGATCTCGATCAGTGCCGATCGCGCCGGCGGATCGCTCGAGGCGAACCGCTGGAACGTACTGGCCGTCCCGCCAATAAGTGCAAGCAGAATCGCCAGCACGAGCGACGCGCCCTGGATGCCTGCCAGGCCTTCAGCGAGTACCGTCTCGGTCTGCCGCACCATCGCGTACGCCGCTGCTGCCCATAGCAGCACGCACGCTCCCCACCCCCATTGAATCAATCGGCGCACGTTATCCCCCGTTTTGCCTGCGTTTCGCGATAACCGAGCACCAGCCCGAACAGCGCCATGCCCACGTAAAAAAAGACCTGCGCCGCATTGACGAAGTACGCACTTGCCGCGAACAAGGGCGTCACGTAACAGGCCGCCGCTATCGCGTACAACCAATGCCGGCGGGCCTGAGCCCAGTGGAATATGTATCTTTCCGGCAACCAGTCATTGATCGCGACGTCGGCGGCCACGACAAGGGCAAGCACAGCAGTCCCCGCCGTCACCGCGTAACCCCAGAAGCCATCACGTGTGAGCATCACCGACGTCGCCGAGCACGGAGCGGTAAATGCAGACACAGCGATATAGACCGCCAGGTACGCGTAGATGAATCTCGCAAGGGCATCGTTTTTCATGCGGCGACCCTCGCGTGATTTGCGCCGAGCTGGAACAGCACGCGCTCCGCTTCACGGCGCTTGACCAGCCCCGCCAGCACCTTGCCGCCAGCCAGATTCCAACGCGCGAATTCGGCGATTGCGCCGTCCGTATCGCCGGCATTGAGCTTGCGCAAAAGCGTCGACGTGTCGAAATTGCCGCTGCCGATGTTGAACACGAGGTCGACGAGCGCGTCGTACTCCTCCTGAGTCAAAGCAACCTTGACGTCGCGTTTGACCACCGCCTCGGCGCCGCGCACATCCGCTCGTAACCAGTCGACGGCCATCTCGCGTGTGATCACCATGCCGGGCCTGACGTCCGGGCCGGTATGGCCCCAGCCGCCCGTCCACGGGGCACCGTTTAGCGATCCAAGCTCCAGGGGGATCGCTCCGCCAGCGAGCACCCGCTGCCGCAGCCCTCTCGCCTGCAGGGCTTTGGCGAGCGGCGACGCTGGATCCGGATACGCGAACAGGACAAGCGTCTCCGCACTCTCCGTCAGCGACATGCCCTGATCCGAATATTTAAGGTTCTCGTTCAAACGTTGCCCCCAATGAAAAAGGCCGCGCCGATGCAAGATCGGAACGGCCATAAAAAAACCGCCCGAAGGCGGTCCGAATCAACACTACAAATTTGCCAAGCTTTTGACGGAATTAGACAAGTGGCGAGCGCTATCCTTTCCGACGCCCGATACCCTACAACGCATGCCTCCCGAATCCAGATCGATGACTACCAACACTCGGCTCGCTTACCTGGATGGGCTTCGCGGAGTTGCAATCCTCCTCGTCGTCCTCTTCCACGCTTACATTCGCTGGCCAACAGTCGTCCCGTTCGGCGACGAGTTTCAGCACGTTCCGTTTCTCCAATACGGTTGGGTCGGCGTTCAACTGTTCTTTATGATCTCCGGCTTTGTCATCCTCCTTTCGCTGGAGCGCAGCAAAAACATTGCAGACTTCATGTTGCGCCGCTGGTTGCGCCTGTTTCCTGCAATGCTGATCGCCACACTGTTGGTATGCGCCACTTCGCCCCTCCTTACCGACAGGCCAGCCGGCGCCACAGATCCAATGAACTCCGTGCCGGGTCTATTGTTTATCGAGCCCGGCTGGCTAAACTTCGCTCTTGGCACACACTTTCGTGCACTCGAAGGACCATTCTGGTCGCTCTTCGTCGAGGTCAAGTTCTATCTCATATTCGGTTCGCTCTATGTTCTTTTCGGTGCGCGCCGAGCTGTTTTACTTCTGTTCGCACTATTCGTCGTGGCAGTTGGCTTCAAGCTTTACATGATCAAACATCCGCACGCCCACGCGGCCATCTACTGGACCAATTACGCGCTCAAAAGGACAAGCGCCGAACATTTTGGATGGTTCACATTCGGTGCGATCCTTTACCTTTATCTGACTGCACCCTCTCGACGTACGATGGTCGCGGCCATCGGTGCCGCCGCGATTTCCGTGGCTGTATTCAACGGTTCTCACGTCGTAGAAAAGATCCCGCCCGCACTCATGGTCGTCCTATTCACAGCAGCGATCGTGAATGGCAAGGTGCAAAGTTTCTTGCGACACAAATATTGGCTGACACTGGGTTTTGTTAGCTATCCGCTGTATCTGATACACGAGAACGCGGTTGTATCTTTGACGGTACAGCTTGGAAAATCCTTTCCTTCGATACCGGCACCGATCTTGCCGCTCGCTCCGATCGGCCTCCTCATTTGCATTGCATGGCTGATTGCAGAGTATGGAGAGCCAACGCTCCGACGGTTACTTCGACCAGCGCATCGCCGCTTTTCCGATTTTGTTGAGATGCACTGGTCTGCTTCACGTCCAAATGAAGCGTCTACCGATGCCTAACTGAAGACACCACGCGCTATTGTCCTAGCCCAGTCTGCGTCAAGTACCGTTTCAGGGTCGCGGCCCGATACGAACAGATCCTCAAGTGCGAGACGATAGATTCGGAACTTGTTATTCGTTCCGGTGAGGCTAGCGTTCGGCGGGATGCCGAAACGCGCTTTCAGCCCTGTCAAGGACGCTGTGTTGGAAGCTCCCGTGGCCGGTGGAGAACCGGCCTTTACCGTCCGACTCGCCGTTTTTATCCGGAACCCCTGTCCCACCGCGTTACGCCACACCGCAATCTGAGCGAACGATCCATAGTCGGTCGCGTCGACCGCAATATTCATCTGCTCCGCCGCACCAATCGCCGTCTGTCGACGCGCGATAAGAAAGCGGTTTCCGCCCTGCTGTCCGAACGGCGTCACTTCAACTAAGTCGGGAACAGTACTGTAACGGCCGCTGGACTGGCTGAACGAAAGCACGCCGAGACCACCTGTCGTTGGCCAATCAACCTGGGCGGGCAATTTTAGGTAGGCCGTGATCAGATAGTACTGCTGGCCGTTCGCCGCGAGCGATTCAGCAAATCCACCATCTCCCTGAATATATTCGCCCACGCCGGTGACCGATGTGAAATCGAAGCCGCGCCCCGCGTATGCCGGCGCACCATTGGCGCCAATCACCACGCTCCCGTTATTGCCCGACTCATCCAGATTCAGGATCGCGTCGCCATTGATCGGTGCGGCTTGCTTCGACCAGGCGTACGTCGAGGCGAGATCAACAAGCAGCTTGACACCGCCGTTGGCACCGAACAGCAAAGGGTCGCGATACAGGATCGGCAAACTGTCGTCCGTCACGGTCTGCGAAAGCACAAAAACTTCCATTGCAAAGCTCCTTCAGATGGATTGGGTGTACAGACGCCAGCACGCTTCCTCGATCACGCGCTGCCCGGTCTGGCTCGGATGGATCAGCGATGAGTTAAGCCATCCGCGCGGCGTGCCATAGCCGTACTGGCTGACGTCGTCGCCGAAGTAGTACTGCATATTCATGTGCGCGCAGTGGTTCACGATGGCGAGCTCGAGGTCCGCCTCCTGGAAGAGCGCCATAGGTTGCGATGGCCGTGGCGGCGTCGTATCCGAATTCTCCGGAGAAGTGGCCAGCACAATATCTGCCGTGGGCGTAGCGATGCGCATGCTGTTGATCACCGTCTGCATGCTCGAAATGTGACCATTCACCGTGTAGGAAAGCTGGTCATTGGTGCCGAGCATGATCTGGTAGGCATTGATGCCGAGCGCGGCCCACGCGGCCTGCAATTGCGCCTGGTCGACGTTGCCCCAATGGAATGCGTTGCTGCCACCCGCGCCAAGGCCGTGCACGACAATGCCCGATGTGCCCGTGCGGTGATCGACGCCATATAGCTCGATCGTGCCGGAGACGGGCTCGATATCGAGCGTCCATACTGCTGTTGTAGGAAAGCCAGCAAGCGCGATCACATGTAACCCCGCGCCGCTGCTTAGATCGACCTGTGTCCACGCGCCCCCATTGAAGCGGTATTGCAGGACACCCGGAGAGGTCGCGGCGTGCAACGCTACCGATCCGGTTTTCGTAAGCGTGCAGTTGACCGTGATGCGGTCGCCGGGCGTACTGCTCTGAACCGAGCAGATGCTTGCGCCCGGCCTGTTGTTGGTGTTCGTGACCCAGCTACCAGTGCCCGACTGATAGATGCTGTTTGGGTTCGAGGAGCCGCCGACCGTCACTGTGCCGGTTGGATTCTTCAGGCAACACCAGCCAGCACCAGCATTGCCGTATTGCGCCTGCAGTGCCATCACGAGCCGCCGCGTGTAGTAGTACTCACGCGATGTGATGCCGTTGGTCGGCAGGCCGTTGCCATCGGTCCAGCTATCGCCCGGCAAGCCAAGCACGTACACGATGTTGTCGCCATCGAGAAGCGCCCGCAGACGCTGCCGCGTCTCGCGCAGAAACCACGCGCCGTACACCGCCTGTCTGAGAGCACCATACGGGTTCAGACCCACGCTCAGGCGCCCGTTGAGATCCGGCTGCGTGCCGCGTGCGGCTATCACTTCGGTCGGCGTCCCACCGCCGCCCCCAAAGCCCGCCTTCGGCACGCTCATCAGGATGCGCTTCCGGCCATTCGCATCGGGTGCAACGATCAGCATGGCGTTCGTGCCATCGTCGTCATAGGTAGAAACGACGCCACCGCGACCGCCGATCGGGGTATTTCCCTCGACTAATCCGAAGCTGATATCGGTGTTGCCGGTCACCGGGTTGTACGCGACGGCTAACCCGTTCTTCACAACCTGATTGATAGCGAGCTTGCCCCGACGTGCGCCCGTGTAGTCAAACCATCGCAAGAGCCGGCGAGCGCTGTCCCGGATCGGATTGATGTGCACACCATCATCGTCGTATGAGTTGTCGATCAGCCCGCCGGCTGTAAGCGCTGCCCGAGCAGTCGGATAGATTGCTATCAGCGTCGAGGCTGTGCTGCTTGTGCGTCGATACTCATATGCCGCGACGTTGATGCCGTCTCCCTGCACCTTGAACGCGACACCGTTGGCTACCGCAGCGCGTCCGGTCGGTTCGTCGACGTACACGCCCCCCTGAATCAAGGCCGCATCGCGCGCAGCCTGAGCCACACTAGCGAAGCCCTGAACATTAACGCTCTGCTGATCGACGGCCTGTGCGGTCGCCTGCACCGTTTCTGCGACGGCCTGCGTCTGAGACAGCACGCCATCCGCCGCCTGATCGATCTCGGCACCTTTTTGCGCGATCAGATCAGTCTTCGCCTGCTCGAACATCCCTTGCGCGTCGCCGACGACTTTTGCCATCACAGGCAGCGCACCCGCATCGGTGTCGACGGTATCGGTCGCCCCACCATTTACGAACTGACGGATCGTCGGCCAGTTGTCCACGATGCCGGAAACAGCATCTTTCAGATTATCAATAACGCTCATTGAACCCCCGTTAGGTGTTGATTGCCGTGTTGAGTTCGGCGGCCAGTGCGACAAAGATGTCGCCGAAGTTTTCCGCGATATAGCTCGTGATATCGGACCACTCGTCCGGTGTTGCGTACGCCGCGAGCTCCGTTGCGCTGGCCGCCGTGCCGACGTAGCCCACTGACAGCATCCTGCTATCCAGTTGCTGCACCGTCGTGGTCGACTCGCCGAGCCGCACGTCCGTGACGCGCTGCACCCGTGCAGCCGACATCTCGACCACCGCGCCGTTGCGCGATGCCCTTACGCCGTCCTGCCCGTAGCCGAGCACGATCTGCGTGACAACATCTGGCAACGCCGTGTCGAGTGCGAACCGGGAAGTGCCGAAGTACGCGAACACGTTTCCGTCGACAACCTCGATGCCGAACAGCGCACCACTCGCATTCACCTCGAGCACCGTGTGCTGGCCGTCGCCGGGATACTCAAAGACAACAAACCAGACTCCCTGCGTCGGGTTAAACCAGTCCGGGTTCAAAGTCACTTTGGTGTCGTCGGGCGCGCGTGCCGACCCGTCCGGATTAGTACCGGCGGACTGGATGAGAAGACCGCGCGGTGCTTTCGTCGTCGGGTCATAGTCGAAACGCGGCGCATTGACTGCCACCTGTTCCGACTGCCCGCCGGGATTCGTACGCCACGCGGTACTCGCGCGTGAGAAAGCGACAAGGTCGCTGAACGTGGGATCTGACATTGATTGTCCTGGAGCCGCCCATAAAAAAACCCGCGCAGGGCGGGTCAGGTTTGCGATGCTGAAGGTTGAGCGTCGGGCGGATCCGGCCAGACGACCGTCTGAGGGAAGCCGGCCTGCGACTCGATCCGGTTCAACGCGACCGAGTACACCTTCCAGCCGCTCAGTAATGCCGACTCCGCATCCGTTGCGATCGCTTCGTCGACGGCATACTGCAACGGAGCGATGCGCCGTGTAGCCTCCGCTATCAGTTCATCGCGCCGCGCTTTCGCCTTCGCCGCGAGTTGGGCAGTCCCCAGCGGCACATAGTCCCCAATCGCCCCGAAATCACCGGCCGTGCAGCGCTGGAAAATCTCGACGCCGTGCGCCTCGACATCATCAGGCGATGCCGTGAAAGGCACGGGCGCTGGCAAATCCTCAAAGCTCACCGTACACAGCACCATTGACTTCGCCTCATCGGCCCACCGCAGGTCTTTCACTTCCGAATATTTCATGGTCACTTCCATTGAAAGTCACGACAGTTACGCGATCCGGCAATACAGGTGATCGTTGCCGGCGCCGCCTGTCCCTGCACTCATGCATCGCCAGCTGCCACTCAGGCCGGACAGACTGACCACGTCGCCGATGTTCTGGGGCTGGACATAGATCGTGTATGACCCAACACCGCCATAGTCCATCAGCGACCGGTTCGCGAAGTTGGCGACAACCCAGCCTGAGTCCGCCTTCTGTGCCACCGTGTTGTTAGTGACGTTCAGAGAATCCTGACTGGCCTTGGTCGCGACCGCCGTGTTGGTGTTGTTCAGATCGCTCTGGTTCGCCTTGGTGCCCAGCGCGTTGGCCGTTGCAGTCGCATCGGCCTTGGTATTGATAGCGCTCTGCAATGTCGTCGCGACGGCGGCCAGGTCTGTGTCCGTCACGATGAGACCGAGATCGGACGTATTCAGCGTCACACGAATGCGCGTGGCGACCGTGCGGTCCTGCCCGAAGAACACCTGCGAATCGTTCTGGTTTGCACCGCCACCGCTGCGCGCTGAACGGCGCCACACCATGCCGGTTTCGGCATCATTAGCGAAAAGTGCGTATCCCGCCTTGCCAGTCAGCACCGGAACGTTGACTGTCGCCGCCCAGTTCTTCGCCTGCGTCGCGGCTTGCTGCGCGTCCGCTTTCGCAGTGTTGGCTGCAGCGGCATTCTGGCTCGAGCTCTGCGCGTCGGCGGCTGTCGACTGTTTCGATTGCGCGGCGGAGGTCGCGGCATCGATAGCTGACTGCGCTGTGGCGATCGTTTCCCCGATCATCGGCAGAAGGTTTTCAGCATGCCCTCCGTTCAGCATGTCGTGATCGCTGCTCCCATCGTCCGAATACGAATGGCCGGTGAGCGGAAAAGTCACTTTGCTCATGTAATTTCCTCGATTTCGAATGCGTTCGTGTAGGTGTCCAGAAACGGCAGCAGCAGCGGGTTGATCTTGCGCATGCGACCGAGAAACGATCGCCGGATCAGGTTGACCGCGTCATCGCGGTCCCAGACGAAAAGCATTTCCTGATCGATACCGGCGGCCCGTTGGAATTCGAAAACATTCCCGAAAGCCTCGTCGCGTGACAGCCAGTCGAGCCCCAACGTCTGCACCCGTCGCCCTGTCTTGCGATCGAAGTAGGCTGTCCCGTCAATGGCGCGATCCATCGTCGTATCGAACTCCCATCCGATCCCGGCGCCATACGTCGCGTTGTTTTTCGGCGACCACGCCTGCGAGATGAACAGGCGCCCGAGTTCGATGTAGCCATCGACGTTTTGCTCGTCCTGAAATTCGACGCGGACATAGCGGCCAAACACTGGCTCATCCAGCACGCACATCACGAGGCCCGGATAGCCGACGCGATCCTCTTCCGGCAACCGGCCGTCCCACCAGTTCGGATCCTCCCAGTCCAGCGACGCGGTGTTGAATAGACGGGGCCACGCCTCCGGCCACACCCGTCCCTGTACCGAGTACTGCTGCAGCTGGAAGTTCGCCGATACCGATGGCTGGGCGGGCAGCACCGCAGCGTCGTAGATTACGTTCTGGAATGCGGCATCCTGCGACACACGAACGCGGTAACGCGCATTCAATCCGAGGTTGTGCCGCACGATCGCAAAGAGCGACACCTTGCGCTGCACGCCCAGATCGACGTCGAATTGCGTGGCCGCCTTGTCGGTCGACGCCGAACGTGCGACGCGCGAAAGTCTGCGGTCCTGCAGGTTGGTCAGCGGCGTCTGCCAGTTACCGCCCGATAACACCGCCTGGTCCGTCCGGTTCGGAAAGCCCAGAAGAATGTTTGCCATGCATTACCCCCATACGACGAGTGCAGCCTTGCCACTCGTAAAGCCACTGTTGATGCCGATGATCCGAAGTAGCCGCGCGGCGAGGCTATATCGAGGCGTATCGAGCCGGACCACATCGCCCAGGTCACTCGTCTCGAGTTCGCTGACCGGAATGTCGACGTCAATCGTCATGCGACGTACCCTGTAGAGGTCAAGCCGCCGCTGCGCTTCGGCCTGCGCGTCCGCCGTGTTGATCAGCCCCGTCTCAAACGTTAGCGCCTGCGCATGGGGCCATGCCACCTTGACCGAGTTGTCAGTCGCCACAGCCGTCCGGTATTCCTGCGCCAGCCAGGCCGCACGGTCGACGCCGGCCACGCCTGCAACGTTGGACTCGACCGTGTAGTTACGCGCGTAGCTGATCGTGATACTCCACGCCGGCACGCCTGCGCTCGATGGCAACGCCGTCTCCTGCACGTCCTGCCCCCATACGGCCGTTGGGCTGCCCGCCGGAGCATCAACGCGCCCCATGCGAAGGCGGCTCAGCCGGTCGAAGCCGTACCACGCGCCGACGGACCCAGCGACGGTATCCATCAGCGATTGCGGAGTTTCCGTCGAATCGACCCACACACCGACTGGCGATGGAGCGAGCCCGTTTAACGCGTCGACGTCCGCCCGCACGATGTCGGCCGCCGGCACACCCGCATCAAGCGCGATTGCCACAAGCAGATCGGCCGCACGCGTGACCAGGCCGGCTGCGTCACAGGTGACCGCGCCCGCCGGCGAACTGCCGAGGCGCAGATAGCCGGAAAAGCATCGGAACTGACCCACTGCCGGCGCGGTTGATTGCATCTGGTCGGTGCTGGCGTAGTCAGCGCCTCGTGTGAGCGGTGCGCCGTTGTCGTATGCCGCCGTTACTGTGCACGCCTGATCACTTACCTGATAGATCAGCTTCGACGTGTTGACGGCCTTCGGCGTCACATTGAGCACCGCGCCGTACACCCGTGGCTTTGGCTGGGCTTTCAGATCGTCCGCTGTCCCCTCGAGGCCATTCGGCGCCACGTTATTACCCGCATAGGTCGGCCAGTCTGTTAGCGTGAGATCGGCGAGGCGGTCCTGCATCGTAAGCTGGACCGCACCGTCCACAGCGCTTACGTCCGACATCGTGCCGGTCATCACCACCAGCCATTCCGAGAAGGGCGTTGTCGGATCGCCGATCCTGACCGTGAAACGGCGACCGTCAAACGCATAGTCCGTCAGCAGGTAGTCCAGCGACCCATCCTGATTGACCAGCAACACATTACCTATCGTGACCTTCGTGGCGCCGTACGTGCCGGCCTGATCAAACAGCACGCGCCCCAGCGACGGTGCCGTCTTGATGACCGGTTCGAACCACGCATTCGACGGGGTATCGGACGGCTTCGTGACAAAGCCGGTCTCGGCAAAACGAAGCGTATCAACCCGGCCGTCGGCAAGGTGATACGCCTCCACCTCCATTGCAATGAACATGATTATTTCCCCGGCCGCGCCCGGTTGCGCATCAAGTTGGTTTGCTCATCAAGGCGCGAGAATTGTTCCGCCGCCAGCTCCGCGCGCTGCGTCGCATGCCCCGCATCGGCCTGCCGACGATCAGTACGAAGCTGCGCAACCTCGGCACGCAGCGCCTTGATTTCCTGCAGCAACGAATCGCTGCTGTTCGACTGGTACCGGCTCAGATCCACCGACAGCATTCCCTGCCCAGCCGCATCGAGCGAACGAGCCTCGCTTGCCGTGAGCACCCGTTCGCCCGCATGCAGCTCGGCGATATAACCGTCGAACGGCACACGGTACAGACCGGACGCATGCGAGCCGTTGACCGACGTCCATGCCTGCAGACTCGAGATCGCTTCGGCGACCGTTTGCACCGACGAATTCACGTCGACGATGCCCTTCACCATCTCTTTCATCTGATCGAGCTGCGCATCCGCCGACGAGCTCGCGTAGTCCATCGACTGCATGACTTCCGCAAGGTCGGATTGATACTGACCCGAACTCGCGTTATATGCCTTCGATGCGTTGAGGAAATCCTGCGCGGCCGCCGTGAGGCCGGCCTGCGCGGTGGCGTCCCCGCCAATCGCCTTGCCGTACAGATCCTCGAAGCGCTGGCGGGTCTCTGCGTATTGCTGCTCCGGTGACGCGCCCGACAGATCGCCGGTAGTGAGTGACTGGCGAAACTGGTTGACCTGATCCCTGAACGACTGCAACGCCTGCGACTGGTTGCTGTACGCAGAGGCCACCGCGGACTCGTATGAACTGACGACATTGTCGAAAGCGGGCGCCAGCGCAAGCAGCGAGACATAGGCCTGCTGCCCCGCTGCCGTCGACAGGTCGAGCGACTCGACAAGATCCCGGAACTGGTCCCGCGTGTGAACGCCGCTATAGCCGAGCGCGACCAGTTGATCCGTCACCGACTTCGATGCGTCGTCGGCCTGCTGGGCTGCCGACGTGAAATGCTGATGGAAGTACGTCGCGCTCGTATCGAAGGAGTCCACGCCACCGGCCAGATTCAGCACCGCCGTTTGCGCGTCGACCGAGGCGCTCTTGAGATTGTTGAAGTCGTCGCCCATCTTCTGGATGGAATCGAACAACGTCTTTAACGAGTTCAGCTCACTCAAAAGCGTCGTAATGTCACCGGCCGACAGCTTCGACGCGTCGACGCCCTGCAGTACAGCAGCATATGGCGTGTCCAGATTCGCCTTTTGCAGGGAGTCGATAACGGAGCGCTGTAACTGCAGGCTGAAGTCGTTCAGCACCGTCGTCGAATCCTTGACGCCATTCAGATCCTGACGGTTGACGTCGGTGTTCAGATCACCGAAGCCGGCCGCCACAAACGAATTGCCTTTCTGCGGGCTGATTTCATACGTGGCGGAATACTGCCCCAACCCGTCGATCGATCCGCCCAGTTGCGAGGCCAGCGATTTGATCGAGTCATACGTGTTTTTGATCGAAGCCTGAACATCCGTTGCAGCCGGATCTCCTCCAGACGGGCCGCGCACCTTGGTGATGTTGTCGTTGCTGTCGATCGTATAGTCAGCGCCATAGCGCGTCTCACCGCCACCAATGAACGAACCGACCAGCGAACCCAGCACCATCCCGACAACGGCGCCGATCGGCCCGGCTAGCGACCCCAACGACGCACCGATGGCCGTGCCGCCCACCGCCGACGACGCGCCGATTGCCAGACCGCCCATCGCGCCGAGAGATCCACCAAGGTTCGAATACCCCTTGTTCCCGAAGAGAGCGCCACCCGCGAGACCGCCCAGCAGGCCGGCGCCGCCGTACATCAGTCCTCCAGACGATCCAAGCGTGCCACCAAGGCCACTGCCCGCCTCGCCCGCCGTGAATCCATACGCATTGGAGCCGAGCGCAGACGCATAACTGCCGGCGCCCGCTGCCACGTCTCCACCGATCCCACCACCCAGCCCGCCTAGGAGGACACCGCCGCCCGACAGCGCCCCCGTGCCCGCACCAGCGATCGCCGACGCACCGAGCGCGGTGGATGCGCCACCGTAACCCTGAATCCACCCCATCACGGTGTTATAGCCGTTGGACAGGTTGTTGTATGTGCCGTACGGATTCGACAGCAGGTTGTTCAGCGTGCTGCTTCCGCCCATTCCGTTGTTCTGCAGGATTGAGTTCTGCACCCCGCTGCCGCCGGCAATGCCGGCAATCTGCGCGATTACGCTAACGACGAAAGGCTTTGCAAACGACTTGTACAGCTCATCGACGACCGTCGTCTCAAAGGTGTTCTTCAGAGACTTCGTGAAGCTCGACCAACCGTTTTTGCCGTCCGTGAGCATCTGCAGGAAACCGTTATGGAAGTCGGTCCCGATACCGTCAATCGTGCTCTGCCAGCTCTTGATCAGATCGTCCTGCTGTTTCTTTGCCTGCGCAAGATTGTCGAGCGTCGCCTGATCGCTGGCGACGCCATGCAACGCGGTCGAAAGTGACTTTGCTTTCGCGATCGCTTCATCCCAGGACTTCGTGTCCGCAAGATTGCCCTGCAACAAGGCAATCGCACGCCCCTGCTCGAGCGCGGCGACGGTGTCGTCAGCACGTGACGCCCTGAGATCATCGATCGCGGACTTCGTCATGCCGAAGGTGTCGATCTGGTCCCGTAGCGACTGCCCCTGCTGGTTCGCCGAGTCGATCTGATTCTGCATCGCATCGAGCTGGGACTTGCCGTATTTGTCCCACACCTCGTCTTCCTGCGCGGCCGACTGCGCGACCTTCTGGAAGAAGTCCTCGACGGCCTTGCCGCCATCAGCGAGCGCCTTGCGTTCCTGATTGGCAAGCTGTGCACGCTGCACGGCGCTCAGGTTCCGGTTGTTCATGCCCTGCGCGATCAGGGCGGCTTCCTTATTCGCAGCGTCGATATGATCGGTCGCGGCCTGGGCGAGCAGATTGCGATCCAGCGTGTAATAGTCGGTGATCGACAGCGCACCGCCCTTGTACTGCGCGTCGAGCACCTTGCGTGCACTGTCGACCGCCGACAGTTCCTGTGCAAGTGCATCTTTAACGGCCTGCACTTCGCCCGTGAGCTCGGCACGATCGACGAGCCCCGTGCCGCCTTTGCGGCCAGTCCTGTCTTTATCCTTATCGTTGATCTTCTGTTCGTCGGCGAGCTGCTGCTCCGGACTCAGATTCAACGCGGCGGTTTTGTCGAGATAGTCGTTGACGGCCTTGACGCGCTTTTCGGCCGGCGTCGCAAACTGGTCATTCCACGTTGCATACCAGCGCTTCGCGTCGATCAGCTGCTGCTGTTGCTCGCTTTGCGATGCCTTGTCACGGGCCGCCTTCACCGCCGCATCACGCGCGGCAATCGCCTTCAGCAGATCGGCCTCGTCGTCGGCGTCCCATGTGCCGAGCGGATTTCGCGCCTGTTTGTTGGCCAGCATGCGTGCAACGACTTCAGCCGGACCGGCGGTCGCACCGAACGAACCCACGGCCTCGATCGCGCCGTTGATCATGCTTTTGATATCCCGCCAGCCGGCGAGAATGATGCCCTCGTTCCTTGCGATCTCGCCCGTGCGCTCGTCCATCGCCTTCGAGAACGCCTCGACGGCAATCTGTGCGGCACCAGTCGCATCGCCCTGCTTGTCGAGCGCCGCGATCTGGTCGTACGTCGACGCGGTCAGATAGTGATACTGGTCGTTGAGCGCAACCGACGCTTTCACCGGGTCTTCCGCGAGCCTGGTGAAGTCGTCCACCATCTGCTTGACCGAGATCGACGTGTACGTCGCTGCATCGGCCGTCGTGCGTCCGAGGTCCGCGATTTCCTGCCCGGTGAGCCGCCCGGTTGCCGCCAGCGCCGTCACCGCCTGCGCAGCGGTGTCGAAGGTTGCTCCGCCGGCCGTCGCGGCCTGAGCCATGCCGCGCAGTTCCTCCGTCGTGACGCCGGCATTATCGCCGGTCAGGACGAGCGCCTCGTTCATCGCGGCGTTCTGCCCGGACACCTTGTACATCGCGGCACCGGCCAGCAGGATCGGCGCCGCGATGGCGGCGACTGCGAGCCCAGCGCCGGATGTCGCGACCTCCATCAGGTCCATACGCTCGGCGAGCACCATCAGCGATCCGCCGAAGTTGCTCCAGCTACCCGTGGCAGCTTCGTGCGCGAGCACGATTACTTCCCTGCGCGCGCCCGCTGTCTTGAGCCCAAAACCTTCGACAGCGGCGCCGGCTGCCTGCGCGCCGGTCGCGACCGACGTCAGCGCCTGGCGACTGGTCGCAATGTCCGCCATTGCCCGCTTGAAATCCGCAGAGGCCAATGCGCCCGAGCGGAACGACGCCTCGAGCTGCGCTTCCTGCTGGGCGAGTTGACGAAGACCGATGCTCGCCTGATCCGCCTTGATGCCGTTCAGCGCACGCTCGTAATCTGCCGCAGAGACTGCGCCCGATCTGAAAGCATCTTCGAGCAGCGCCTGATCCGCCTCAAGCTTTCGCGTGGCCGCGCCGAGCGGGTCATACTTCGCCGTGAGTGCCGCGAGCGACTTCGAGCGCGCATCCTCATCCTTGCCGATGGCAGCAAGCGCCGCGTCATATTCCTGCATCGACAGCCTGCCGGTCGCCATCGCGCGATCGAGACGCGCATACTGATCGCCGATGGTCGCGAAGCTCGAGCCGCCTTGAGCAAGCGTCGACCTCAACGCCTGCATTTCGTCATTCATCGCGACCGTCGCACGCTGCGCGTCGATCATCGACTGCGTTTGGGCAGCAACATTGGCGCGCACCTGGTCTGCCGATGCGCCCATTGCGTTAGTGCTGCTCGCGGCACCCTGCGAAGCCGACGATAACTGCACCATCGCCTGCTGCGCCTCCAGCGAGCGCGCAACCATGTCCCTGATGCGCGCGGCGGCCTGAGCCTCGGCATCAGCCATCAGCGTCGTGCTGCTGGCGAGTCCCGCGCCGGATGCGCTTGCCGCCTGCATCGCAGCAGCCAGATCCTTCGCGCCAAACGAACCCGCCGACAGTGCCGCGCCAATCTGCGCAGCGGTCGTGACCGTGCGGTTCTGGCTTTCGGTCAGCTCGGCCAGATACTGCGTCGAATCGAGCGTCAGCGTGACGTTAATAGCTCCGGCCGAAGCTCCCATAGTACATTTCCCCAGAAGCGCCCGCCGGCGCAATTATGTTCGTGACGCGCGAGCCGAAAAAACGTCGAGCGCCGCGCGCTCCATCACGCGGACCGCGTCAAACAGTTCGCGGTGTCGCTTTCTTTTGAAGCCAAAGATGCGGAGAACTGACTCGACTGCGGAATAGTCGAGCCCCTCATAAAAGACGCCGCCACCACTCAACGATGAGACGACCAGTTTCTTCCACTGCGTGCCGAGTGAGATGAAGACCTCCACCGCGTCCCAGTTTTCGGGCAGGACTTCGAAGTCGTCCTCACCGGGACGCGACCGTGCCACATCGACCACGTCAGCGGGTGCGCCGAACGCCGCGAGTGCATCAGCGACGTCGGCGTCTACGGCAAAGTCGTTTCGCCGCTCTCCCGCCCAATAGCGGGCGGCGTCCGTCAGTTTTTTTCCGGCAGCGTCACGTTGGCCCGCACGTATTCCTGCGACAGTTGCCGCACACGATGTGGATCGGCGATTAACGCTTCGAAATTTTCCGGGGAATATTCGATCGGGCCGTCGCTGCCCAGCACCTCACCACTCGGCCAGCCGACAATCACTTTCTTCAGCAGATCGGCCTGAGACTCCTTGATCAGCTCCTGAAACTCCGGTTCATCGACACGACGCACAATCAGCGTTATCGCGGACTCGACGACTTCACCGCTTTCAGCGATTTCGCGCAGCTTGAATTTCCACCTGAAGGTATTGCTGCGGGCGAGAACGATCGGCATGAAACACTCCTTTGAAATAAAAATGGGCCGCCATAAGGCGACCCGCGTCACTGCAATGTGAACCGAAAAAGTTACTTTGCTCAGGTGAGCGCAATCGACATTTCGTCGTTACCCTGGACCGTATTGAGCGTGAGCGTCGCCGAAAGGCTGGCGATGCCGTTGTTGTCTGTGTAGGACGGCGAGGTCAGCTGCACGGCGGGTGCAGTAATAGTGACGACATTGCCGGCCGTTTTGCCATGCTCACAGGACAGCGCGAGATTCTGCGCCGACGCCATCGCGCTCCAGTAATCCTTGTCGCTCACGCGGGCGAGTTCGAACACGACGCTGCCGGTCGGCTTGCGATCGGTGATCAACGCGCCTGAAGCACCCGGCAAACTTCGGTAAATCACTGTATTGGCGATGTCAAGAGTGAGCGTATTAAGCACCGCTGCATAGCCGGCCAGCGTGAATGCCGGCGTGTTGTCGTTATTGACGACCAGCGGATCCCTGAACTTCGAGAAGTCCGGCGTCGGCAGCGCCTGATCGGCAACGGGAACATAATCGCCGGTAAATTTGAACTTGAATTTCGGAATGGCGTTCGACGAGAGATCGAGCGCCACCGTGCCGAAGGCGTTGGTAATCTTGTGGAGCAGTCCATCGAGAAAGTAGTACAGCGTGACTGGCAACGCATTGTCACTGATCGGTTGATAGATCACGCTCGCACCGTCCACCACCGTCGACGCGAACGAACACGCGAGCAGCAACGGGTCCCATGCCGGCAGTTCACCTGCGGTACCGCTGCCGGCGAGTTCGACGCTGAACGACAATTCGGCATGCTTTTCCGACACAAGCTGCTCGTCGTTGCCGAGATAGCCCTTCACGTTGTTACGCTGCGCATATTGCGCAGCAATCGGTGTCGAGCTGACGTCACTGACGAGCATCGCATCGTCGGCGCCGGTCGGAACACCGGGAATGCCGATTGCCGTCTGCAACACGGCGAGAACCACTGTCTTGCGGGTACGCTTGGTCATGAGCCTGATTCCTGTGTGAATGTGAAAAGGCGACACGCGCTCCGGCTCACCTGACCTATCCAGTCAGGCTGTTCGACCGCGTTCGATACGTGTAGAGGTAGTGGACTGTCCGCAGGCACGACTCGCCGTCGACGTTCGCGAAAATGGGCGGGTCTGTCTGCCCTTCGTCGCTGCCGATCAGCGCCGGTGCGTCGAAATCCATGATGATCGGATGGGCCAGCTCGAGCACGCTGTCGGCCGCCTGATCCGGCGTCGTGTCGCGCGTGATAACCGTGCAAAGGATTTCAGTCTGTCGTGTCGCGAATCCGATCGCAGACCGGTCAGGCGTTGCATCGGCGCCCAGATGCAGGATCAGCGCGAGCGTGTGCTGCGCATCGAGCGCATCCACAATGGACCGGCCGACCTGCACGTTGAGTTGCTGCATGCCGGGGTCGGCTGCCATCAGATCGAGTAACGCGCCGACGTACTGCTCGCGAAGTGTCGTCATAGGCGTTTGAGAGGTGCAAAGCTGAAAATGCCTGCCTCATCCTTCGGGCGCCCGGCTCGCGTCACCTCGTAACGCCGGCCCGCGATCTGGATCACCGCCTGTTTCGGCAGGACCGGGACATCGGTCGTGCGGTATTCGATCCCGTAATCGACCGCCTGCGCCATGTTCTCCAGAATGTCGGAGCCAGGCTGCAGGAAGTCTGCCCA